ACGGTTTTCAGGGCTTTATCGAGCAGGTAGAGCGTGGGCAGGAAACAATCAGTGTCGAGGAATACCGCGAGGTGTAACAATTAACAGAGTAACAACAACCGCGCCCGGTCAAGTATCGGGCGCATAAAAGAAATGGAAGTAATTAACTTTAAAACGGCTTACAGCGTCCACGATAAAGTATATATACTTGTAGGTGGCGAAATCAGACTTGGCAAGATAGTCGCAATCGCCTTTTGTGGCGATGGCTATGCTTACGATGTTGAGACGTGCGCGGCATATTCAAAAACAGCAACAACAACATCAAGACGCAAGGAGAGCGAAATCCGCGTCACCCTTGAAGATGCAATCAATTATGCCATCGAAACATACCGCAAAAGTCTTTGCGATGATTGGGGTTTTGATGTCCAAGATGACGGCAAAATTGTTTCACGTAAAACAAAAAATTAACAATAAATTTTGCATTATACAAAAATTATTGTTATCTTTGCAGTAACAAAATTAAAATCTTTGCTATGGAAGTGACAAAGAAGACAGAGGATAAGAAAATGAAACGGTATAAAGTTTGGGTGTGGGTGTGGCTGATACTGACAGCCGCCGCATACATCAATGCCGTTATTGACATAATCAACGTAATCAGAAAATTATGGGAGTAAACAAACAGATTATTCTCGGCAACGTAGGACAAGAGCCGAGAATTTCAAACTTTGCAGACGGCGGCACGGTTGCCAATTTCTCCGTGGCGTACACTGAAAAGGGGTACACTACAAAAGACGGGCGGCAAGTTCCCGATCACACGGAGTGGTTTAATTGCGTCGCCAAAGGCAACCTTGCAAATGTTATCGCTCAATATGTACATAAGGGCGATAAGATTTATTGCGAGGGCAAGACAAAGACACGCGAATATGTAGGCAGTGACAATGTTCCGCACAAGATAACGGAAGTTATTATTGAGCGCGTCGAATTGCTTGGACGTTTGGCGGTTCAAGATGCAGCGGCGCAACCGCAGCAGCAAGACACGGCGGCACAGTTGTACGGACAGCCGCAGCAAACAACGATGCAGCAACCGGCGGCACCGCCAAAAGATGATGATTTGCCATTTTAATCGAAATACTATGATACAGCAACACAACCCCGAAACGGTGGATATGTTTCGATGTCTGACAGTAAAACAACCTTTTGCCGATGCCTTGATAACACCGGCTTACACCGATGTCAACGGCGTAACATTCGGCGAAAAGAGCATTGAATTACGTTCAAGACCTTTGAAATATCGCGGCGACGTTTTGATATGTTCCTCACAAAAGGGGGTAGGGCATACGGAGCGAAACGGCATCACCGTAGGGGTTGCGGAGTTGTACGACATCAAGCCCGTGGAGCAATTCACGGAAAAAGATTGGATGTGTACACGTGTTTCACGTGAAAATTGGCAGAGCATCAAAAAAGGGTGGGGGTGGCTATTCAGAAACCCACGCCCCGTGGTAGAGTTGCCAATCAAAGGCAAATTTGGTTTATGGTGGATGGCAGCACCGAAAGACAGCATAATCGAATATCCACGCATCGTGCAACTTGATGCAGATGCTTGGTACAAGATTATGGCAGATAATTACGACAAATTGGCGTTCCCCCTACCGCCTAAAAAATGAAAAACAAATGGAGAATAACAATAGAGCGGGACTTCCGTATGAAGTAGTGGCGACACAATCGCTAATGTGTCAATGGCTGTCTTTAAACGAAGTCCGCAAGATAAAGGAAATGGTAAAGAGCGATAAATGGCTCAACCATTTGCATAAGTTCAAACACGGTCTATGGCTTACTGAAAACGGATTGATGCAGCGTCAGACGTTGCTATTCCAATTTCAATGCAGATACGAGGACAGCGCAAAAAAGGATATTGCAATTATCAACAGACTTTTGGGCGAGGTTACAGATGCACTCACGCCCGACATCGAAATGTTAAAGCGGTGTCTGTTTAAATTAGTATCATACAACGATTGCGTGTATGAAAGCATTTTGGCGGAGTTTCTGACAGTCGGCACGTTGTTACACCACGCCGTCAGAATTTTTGACGAATTGGATAATCCTTGGAAATATATTTCAGAGGGTTACGACATACACAAAACAATCAAGCGCATCAAGCCCGAAAGGGAAGTAAAAAATTTTGAAGATGCCGTTTTGGCGACAAACTTGCTCCCCGACGGCATAGACTACTTGGCGGATATGGATGTAAGGAATTGCGTAAAAATCCTATCGAAACGGATGGACACGCAATTTATACAGAAATTCACAAACAAAGGCAAAGATGTTAACATTGCAGCATAACACAAACGATGTTGACGTTATAATCATAGAGCGGGACGATAGGACGGTGGCACAAAACGCGCCGTTCATTGTTTCGCGTGAAACAACAATATTGATTTACGATGGAAATAAAGATTATCAAGATAAAGGACTTGGCGACGAATGACGGACAGATTGAGGGTCTCCCCAAAAATCCGCGCCAAATTCGCGACCACAGATACGAAAAGTTAAAAAAGAGCATCGAGGACGCGCCCGAAATGCTCCAACTTCGCGAATTACTTGTTTACCCCCACGGCGGCAAATTTGTGATTATCGGCGGTAATATGCGTTATCGGGCGTGCAAGGAACTTGGTTATAAAGAATTGCCGTGCAAGGTGCTTGATGCAGAAACGCCGGTTGAAAAATTGCGCCAATACGCCATCAAAGATAATGAGAATTTTGGCGAGTACGATTGGGACGAAGTGGCTAACAGTTGGGACACGGCAGAAATGGAAGATTGGGGCGTGGAGTTGCCGACCGATTGGGGCGCAGAAATAAATGCAGAAGATGAGCCGCAAGATATATCGGCAGATGACAAAGTGGAATTTCACGTTGATGTAATTTGCACATCGGAAAGAGAGCAAGAGCAATTATTTAATGAATTAAATGGCAAAGGTTACAAATGCAAAGTTTTGACATTATAAAAAAAAGCACACCGAGCAACACATTCAGAGTTGCAGCCATCAAGGGAACTTTTGATTTACAAAATGAAACCATAGAGGAGCGTTTTGTAGGTCAAATTGATTTGGATTGTGATTGGCAAGTAGGATTAATAGTCGGTAATAGCGGCACGGGTAAAACGACTATTGCAAAAGAGTTGTTTCCTGACGCTTATATTACAAACTTCACATATACAAAAGAAGCCGTTGTTGATGATATGCCGCAAGGTAAAACAGTCGAAGAAATCACCAAGGCGTTTTCCTCGGTAGGGTTTGCGTCTGTACCAAGTTGGCTTAAACCGTATTCCGTTTTAAGCAACGGAGAAAAAATGAGAGTTGACTTGGCACGCGCCATACTTGACGAAAAGGATTTTTTTGTTTTCGATGAGTTTACAAGTGTTGTTGATAGGCAAGTCGCTCAAATTGGTAGTTTTGCAATGCAAAAAGCAATACGTAAAACCAACAAAAAATTTATTGCTGTAACTTGTCATTTTGATGTAGAAGATTGGCTTTTACCTGATTGGGTATTTGATACAAATTCAATGACCTTTCGCAAATGCGAAGGGCAAAAAAAAAATAGACCAAACATCAATCTCGGATTGTATCAAGTCAGAGAAAAAAGAAAATATTGGAATATTTTTAAAAAATATCATTATTTAAGTGGTGACCTTAATGTAAGTTCTCAATGTTACGTAATAACAGCCAATAACAAACTTTGTGCATTTGTGGCATTTTTGCCATTTTTGCATCAGCACAAGAAAAACTTTTGGCGCGTTTCGCGTATTGTTGTATTGCCTGATTTTCAAGGCTGCGGCATTGCAGGGCAAGTGCTTGATAATATAGTTAAAGACGAATTTATAAAAAAAGGGAAAGGGATGTTAATTACAACATCTAATCCTATGATGATAAATAGTTTGAAACGAAATCCATCTTGGGCGATGACTTGCAAAAACAGAAAATCAAGAGAGGGGGGGGGTAAGAACAATATGAAAAGAAGTAATGGCAGAATAACAGCAAGTTTTCAATATGTTTCACGCGAAACAAAAGCAACAAATGTAACAGCATAAAAAATGAGGAATACGGCGAGAAATAAGGCGGAATTTTTGAAAATCTATGCTAAACAACTATGCAACATCACTAAGACGTGCAAGGCGGTTGGCATAGACCGTATTACATTTTATCGTTGGTATGAGAATGACGCAAAATTCCATCAAGCCGTTGACGATTTGGAAAATGTAAGGCTCGACTTCGCCGAAGATATGCTTAACATCAAGATGCAGCAAGGCGACACGACGGCGATTATCTTTTTCCTCAAAACAAAAGGCAAACATCGTGGATATGTTGAGCGCGTGGAAAATGCCGTATCGGTGCAAGTAGAGCAACCGCTTTTTGGTGATTATGACGAAAGTAAGGAGTGTTGACGGCTTTGTATATACGACCGCGATAAAAAAATTGCGGCAAATGTCGGCGAGGGTTCGCATCGTGCCGGGCGGGACTTCGGCGGGCAAAACCTTTGGCATCATTCCAATCTTGATTGACGTTGCAAGCCGCAAACGTTTTGAAATATCCATCGTGTCCGAGAGCATACCGCATTTACGCAAAGGCGCGATGAGGGATTTTTTAAAGATTATGCAAGCGACCGGACGCTACATTGATGACCATTGGAATAAATCAAATTTTACATACACATTCACAAACGGCAGTTTCATTGAGTTTTTCAGCGCGGACAAACAATCGAAAGTTAGAGGCCCGCGCCGTGATATTCTTTATATCAACGAATGTAACGCCGTTGATTTTGAAACATACTATCAACTTGCAATCCGTACAAAAAAAGTCATTTGGTTGGATTTTAATCCCACGTCAGAGTTTTGGGTGCATACTGAACTTGCCAACGATGCAGACGTTGAAACACTTGTATTGACTTACAAGGATAACGAGGCATTAAGCCCTATTGTCGTAAAGGAAATCGAAAAGGCAAAAGATAAAGCGTTTTTTGATGCAGATGCAAAAGACCTATTCAATGAAAAAAATATTAAGTCTCCTTATTGGGCGAATTGGTGGAAAGTGTACGGACGCGGCGAAGTCGGCAGCGTGCAAGGTTGTATTTTCTCAAATTGGAAACTGATTGACAAAATCCCACCTGACGCGGTGCGCCTTGGTATCGGCATCGACTTTGGATTTACCAACGACCCGACAACGGCGATTGAGTTGTGGCGATATAACGGCGGCATTATCATCAATCAATTATGCTATCAATCGGGAATGACTAACAGAGATATTGCAGCGATGTTGAAATCAAACAACATTCCGCCGTCAACTGTCATTGTGGCGGATTGCGCCGAGCCGAAGTCTATTGCAGAAATAAACCAATTTGGCTATCACGTGCAGCCGAGCGTCAAGGGCGCGGACAGCATCAATTTTGGCATCGGTGTAATTCAAGAGGTTGACGATATGAGCATCACGAAAGACAGTACCGACACAATTAAAGAATATAGGAACTATGTTTGGGAAACTGACAAAGACGGCAATAAGACCGGCAGAGCCATTGATGCGTTTAATCACTCGATGGACGCATTGCGATACATAGCAACGACCGTTTTGGCGAGGTATCAACAGAAACATTCACGCGGCGTGGTACGTCGTAATTAGCGACTATTTCCAAAATGGAAATTATCGTGTAAAAACTATTTTACAAGTGTCGAAAATTACCGATAGCGCGTTTACATTTTGTAAAGTAAGATTAAAAAACGTGTTTCGCGTGAAAAAATATTTGCAAGTGTGGATTTTTGTTTGTATTTTTGTGCTATTCAAAAAACGCACTATTGTAAATACTATATTTGGCTATTTGTTTAAATTGTTTTTCACAGACCTTTTTTTGAGTTAAACATTAGTTTAGATTGAAGTTTAATTTTTCCGCCCTGCAACCTGTAACGTGGGGCGGTTTTAAAAGAAAGTCGTAAATTCCATATATTTTTAGAACGTTGATTTATTCAATCCCGACCGTCAAAAAGTCGGGATTTTTTTAACAAAATTTTCGTTAAAAAATTTGGTAGTTAAATTTGTAGTAATTAATTTTGCAGCATACTCAATGACATACACGTTCACGGGAAGCCTGGCCTCTGACAATCCTTTTGGGGAGCGTCGGAAAATCCGAGGAACTAAAACATTTTAGGTCTTAGGAAAACCCCGAGGGGCGGCGATTGTATCAATGCCCCTTTTTGATTTGAGCCTGAGAATTGCCCGTCAAGGCACACAGATAAAGTCAAGAGCCTTCCACAGCAGCGGAGCGGCGATAACATCAACGCTCCTTTTTAAAGGCATTGCCAATCAGCTCCGGCGGCGAAGTTCATAGAGAGCCGAGCCGCCATTTTATTAAGTGTCGAATATAATTCCATTATAATGTTTCGGCGGTGGCGACAGCATCAAGACCGCCTTTGTTAAAGATGATTGTTTTTTCATTTTAGATAGACATAATTTAGTTTTAAGTTTTTTAGAGTTTTTCAATTTTTGATGATGTGTTTACTAACAAGAGTAGTTAAGTGTTTCGGCGCGGTGTTTTCCCTACCGCGCTTTTTTGTTGTTTCACGTGAAAAAATGCAGCCTTGCAAAACGCTAACCGCCAACGTATTGAAAAATTTTTTGAAAAAAGTTTCAAAAAGATTTGGAAATAATGTTACATTATACATATCTTTGCATCGTTAAACATAACTAAACATACAATGAAAGTAAGCGAATTTGCAAAAAAGTGTGGAGTTCACGATTTGACCGTCCGAAGATGGATTAAAGAGGGCAAAATCGTTGCAACGAAGGTGCCGATTAAGCCCTTTGTCCTTGCATTGGATATTGCAGACGAGGAACTAAAAAAGATATTGATTAAAAAACCCAAACAAGATGGCGAATGAGTCAACATATATCGAAGTTGAGGACATCAAGGAAATACCGGCGGCATCAGTGTTTGAGCGGTGCGAAATCCAATCAAAGTTTCTGACCGTGACGGCGTGGTATTTGTCCCACTTCGGGCGACTCTCCTCCGATATTTGGTGGGGGTATCAGTTCGGATATTACGCGCTTTGTCTTTTGCCGATTATCGCTTTGACGTTTTCGATTGACGTTTTGGCGATGGTGATAAAAGGCGCGGTCATCGTTGCAAAGGCTATTGCACTGAAAGCGATAGACCTTACATTTATGGCGGCGGGCAAAGTTGCAGGCGTTTTGGGAATTGCATTTGCCTTATTCCTTATTGTAATGTTTTGTTACAACGAAGGATGGGACGGAATGAAACAAACGTACTTTGATATAATCGAATGGGTAAAAAATGCGTTAAAATAATTTTCTTTGTGTTAGTAGTAGTTATGGCGGTTGAGGTGACTAAGGCGAAGTTTTATGCAGATGTTACGGAATGTTTCACGCCGACAGCCGAAATGGGCGAGCCTAAATACATCACGCTCCACCACGATGGCATCAACCGCCCGACTACTTTAAACGAAATTGACCGGTACCATCGGGACAGTTGCAAGTGGGAGAGCGGCTTTGCCTACCACTACTATATAAGTGAAAACAAAATTTACAAGTGCCGAGATGAGCATCAAATTGGCACACACGTAAAGAACGGCAACGGCGACAACATCGGTATTTGCATACACGGAGATTTTAACAAAACGCGCCCGACTTTAAAACAACAAGTTTTGATTATTGTTTTGATAAACAAACTTTGCTATCAATACAAAATCAAAAAAGGAAACATCAAACGGCATCAAGATTGGAACGACCAAAACAATACAAGTTGCTGCGGAAATAATTTCAATCTTGACGGCTTGAAAGAATGGATAATAACAAATTAGAATGGCAAACAAAACAACATACTTTGACCCCGAAACAATGAGCGTCGGCAGTATAACCATCACGGACGATGAAACGTGGTACAATTCCGCCGACGGTGTTGTAAGTAGGGTAGTGGAGCAGCCCGCGAGCCTTATTCCCTTTGCCGCCTATTCCGCATTTGTGAAGATGATGCAGAGAGCGGCACAGAATAGCGGCAACGATACGGCAATAATGCCGCAATATTCTGACATCGTTGCGGCAGCGTCGGGACAGTATTCTGACAACGTTACGACAATAACCCGACAAGGAAACGACACAAGCGCGGCGAGAAGTGCAAGGCGTCCGTCGTTAAAACCGCGTCAGATTTTAAAGAAATATGCCGCAGTAGTGGCAATCTTGAAAGACGCAAAGACAATCAAGGAAGTAAGCGGCGGCGTATATTCCAACTTTAAATCCTTGCCAACAAACACCCCTCAATATTTGGTGGACGAAATCAACCGCCGAGGATTGAGGAGAGAAAACGGCAAGATGTGGACGCAGGAAACCATCAGCCCGATTGTTGCAGCAATGAAAATCAATGCTCGACCGACTTTGTTTCGCGTTTGTTTTTTGATTGTTGTTTCGATTGTTATTGCCGTTGGCGTTACAAAGGTATGGCAGTGGTTTGCCGCACCGACCGAAACAACGATGCAGACGGCGCAATCAAACAATCAAAAAAAATTCACGGCGGCGGATGTTGATTTGATTTGTAAAGAAAACAAAATCAAGTTGACAGAATACAGAGTTAATTTGATTGTGGCGAAAACATATCCCGACAAGGCGGCACTTGCCGAGGAAATCAAAAAACAATATGCCGAAATGCAAACTGTAATAAAGAAAAACAAATGAAGATAATCGGAGTTATATTGGCAATGATTGTTGTTGCCTTTGCCGTCAATATCTTGATGGGTGGCGGAGAGGTAACAAAGGCGCACTTTGACGAGCGCATCAACGAAATCAACGCGAGAATTGATAGCGTCAGGGCGGACGTTGCCAAAGTTTGGGGTGTTGCACGTGAAACAAAGGAAAACACGGACAGCATCAAGGCGGAAGTGCGCACACTTGACGGCAAGGTGGACGAAATCGCCAAAGACGTAAAGGAGATAAAGACAACGACAAAAACGATTGAGTTTAAACTGTTTTAAATCGACAAAAAATCCGTGCATAGTTTCACGGTAGTAATAACATCATAATAACAAACAAATGAATACAACATCAAACACTGTTATCGAAAGGATAACCCCCGAAAAGGCGCGTGAGTATTTCAACACGTCAATTGGAGAGGGCAGAAACGCTCGCCCCGTATCAAAGACCTACATTCAGTCCTATGCCGACACAATGCGCAAGGGTAGATGGATGCTCAATGGTGTTCCAATCATTTTCGACAACGAAGGACACCTTATTGATGGCTGTCATCGTATGTTGGCGGTTGAGAAAGCGGGCATCGCAGTCCCCTTTGAAGTGAGGCGCGGAGTGTCGCCCGAGGCGTTCACTACCTACGATTGTGGCAGACACCGCACGCTCGGTCAGTTGCTTGCAATGCAAGGCACGAAAAACTACAATTTGATTGCATCTATTGTGGTAGTCAACGAAAGACTAATCAAGAATGGCAGATTGTATGAAAACAACAATGGCAAAATGAGCGACGGAGAGTTTGCAGTCAAGCAATCCAACTACGACAAGTATGACAATTTCAAGCGAGACCCCGAGGGATTTAGCGAGGCTGCATTAATCGCAAGCAAACCGGCACGGTCAGTAATGCCGCAGTCGTGGATGTGCGGAATGTACTACTATTTGACGCACACGGGCGGCTACGACAGGGAATTTGTCAAGGAGTTTTTCTTGCAAGCAACATCAATCGAGACTGCAAAAAATCAGTCAATTGAAGTTTTGCGCCGTCGTCTGTATGCAGAGCGAATGAAAAACCGCAAACTTGATGCAGCGTTTATGTTCGCTATCATAGCCAAGGCGTGGAACGCATACGCAGTTGGACGCACCCTCAATGTCCTAAAATGGGACGCGGAGAGGGAAAAACTCCCGACATTGTTGCTCAAAGGCGAGCGCACGCTTGACTTCGAATAAAGGCACAAAACACAATTTAACGCTATCCATCGTCTAATATTCAGGCGGTGGATAGTTTAAAAACAAAAGTAACGGAATGATACTCAAAATAATTTTGGCGGCACTTTGTGCGAATTTGCTTTACACAAATGCAAATTTGATGCTGGCGGCATCGTCGGAGTTGGCAACGTGGCAATCGTGGATGATGGTTGTTTTCGCTATCACTTACAGCCTTATTTCCACGTTATCAATTTTCAAGATGCAGAGCCTTTTTGCAATCGTCTGTTTTGCAATATTGGACGGCGCGGCGGTGTTTCTGCATTTTGCCGACCACGGCGCAAACTTCAAAATGATTGTGGCGGTGTATTTCGGCATTTACACCGCTTACACCTTGATTGTCGCCTTTGCCATTAAGCGCAATGAAGATGCAGACGATAACGGCAACGAGGTTGAGGGACACGATGCGGCATATTGGCACAAATGTTTTCTGTATCAAAAAGACCGTGCCGACAATGCCGCAAACGGTTACAATTTGAAACGGGTTGAAGATGCAGAGCCGACCCCCGACCAATTTCGTGAACCCACGAAAATGATTGAGGACGAGCCAAAAGAACTTCCCGACATCAGGAAAGAGATAAACATCGAGCATCAAGATGCTGACATCAGCAATACGATACTCAGCATCAAAAGGGCGTTTGCACGTATGAAAGACCCCGACAAAAGGCGCGAGCGCATCAAGGACTTGCCCGATGAGGTGAAAAATGAAATCAGAAAAATTTATGAATTATGAGAATAACTATTTATGACGTAGAAGTGGAAGGTAGGAAGTATTGTGAGGATGAATTTAACCGTTGCAACATTCCGAAGTATAGGAAGTATTTTGCCGAATGGTGGCGAAACTTGACGCTGGCGCAGAGAATGTATTTCTACGCCTACTCAAAAGGGGAAAAAACATTTTTGCAAGAAAATGAATGACAGGAATATAATGGCTAAAAAAAACATTTTCGTGCAACTCTGCAAAGGCTATTGCGGCGCGGACGTTGTAACAGAATATCAATTCCACCCAAAAAGAAAATGGCGTTTCGATTACGCTATCCCCACACACAAAATCGCAATCGAAGTAGAGGGCGGCGCGTGGATAGATGGACGGCATAACAGAGCATCAGGATTTTTAAAAGATATGGAGAAATATAACGCGGCGGCGGTGTTGGGGTGGCGGTTGCTAAGATGCACACCGCAAACGTTGTTGACATCAGAAACGCTGCAAATGGTGGCGGAGGCTGTAAAGTATGAAAGCAAGGAATAAAAAAATAATCAGAATTGCGGCTGCGGTTGCAATGCAGATATTCACGGTTGCAATGATTTTGGCTTTATTCGTTGTATGGTTGCCGTTTATCGTAATAGGAAAATTAACATTAAAAATTTTGCAGAAGTAATTGTTTTTATTATTTTTGCGTCGAATTAAGTCCATAATTTTTGTTTTAGATTTTATTGATAGACTTGACACATCTTTACTTTTGATTTAGATTTTTAGTTAGTATTTCGCCGTGTCGCCCAATGGTGGCACGGTTTTTTGTGTACATAAAGACGTTTTTTTTTGCACACAAAAAGCGCAATATGTACAAAGAATGTAATTTTTTGTGTTTCACGTGAAAAAGTTACAAAAAAATTTTGTTTCACGCGAAACATTTTTTATTTTTGCGGCAACATCGGCAAAGGGTCAGTCGAAAAGCACGTAATCAGTAATTTAAAACGTTTTTTATTATGATAACTTGTCCGTGTCCGGCTAACGCATCGCTCCCTGACGTTCCTTGCGTCAAGTGTCCCGAGCGTTTCGGACAAATTCAGAAAGTAGCATTTCAGCGACTGACCGCCGACGATGGCAAAAAGAATAAGTTTTCATCAACATCGGGATTTACCGAGATTGATGACATCGCCAAATGGCAGGCACGAATGACAGCCGCCGACTCTACGAAGATAATCATCAGCCCTTACATCTATTCCCCCACGCAGGAGACCGGCGCACCGCGTACATTTGGCGGTGGCAACGACAGCCTTGGCGGAGTTGAGGAAATTATCGGCAGAGAGCCGTCCGCATTTACGGGTTCACTCCGCAACATTCCGCAGGCAGTGGCAAAGGTATTGAAAACTTTGCAGTGCGAGAGCGAAGCGGGCAACCTTGGTGTTTACCTTATTGACGAAAACGGTAATGTTGAAGCCTTGGGCATCACCGACAGCGACAACAACGATTACATCTACCCTATTCCGATTAGGGCGTTTTTCGTTGGTGACAAAGTACACGGCGGCATCGACAACCCCGACACAAACGCCATTCAGTGGTCATTCTTGCCGAACTACTCCGACGATTTGAAAATCTTTGAGGTAACGACATTCAACCCCCTCACCGACCTTTGCGGCGGTGCAAGTTCGGAATCGTAATGGCAGCAAAAACAACGCGCATCACACTTGTTTCGGCAAGTGGCAGCGCACAAGATTTTGAGGTAACACACGCGGAGCGACTTTTGGGATTTAGGAACTCCGCGTGGACGTTGCCCGAAAAATCGGAATATAAATTTGAAAATGGCAGTATCATTCGACATACTACAAAACGCCCTAAAAGAGGGGTGGGGAAGAAAGACGGTAACGAGGGCAATAGCACACCAAAACCGCCTGAAATTCCACGCCCAAACGGAGTTGACGGCTAACCTATCACAGCCGTTTGCAGATTTTATGGCGTTTGTTTCAAACATATTGCCGCACGACAAATTGAAACTATTCAAAACATTATTCCGTTATCCCCTCAAAACAAACGAGGTTACGGCAAAATGTTTTGACAAACTATCCCGAATTTTTGACGGAAGAAATCCCGTGTTCAACTACCAATTTAAATCGTCTGAAACTTTGGACGATTGGCAGTGGTATAGGCACGACAAATTAAAAGAGCCTGAAATTTGGCAGACGTTGGGATGGGACTTTTACAAGACCGAGCCAAACAGTGTTTTGATTGTTGACTTGCCGAAAGAGCAAACGACCGAGCAGCCCGAGCCATATTTCTATTGGCTGTCAATTTCTGACGTGGCGGCATACGGCAAGAGCGGCAAGGACTTTGATTTTATCATCATCAAGTCTGACG